TTCAACTGTGCGACATGGTTGCTCCGAAGGAAATCACGGTTCCGCTGCCTGGTGGCGCCGTGGACGTGCTGTCCGAAATCCGCGTGACGCCGGCATGGGCGATTCGCCCGGAAGTTGTCACGATCCTCTCGGCTGGCTTCTGATTCTTGGTTGTCTCCCTCACTCTCCGTGAGTTCGCCTCGGCCACAAACCGGGGCGTTTTTCCATCCGCTGTGCGGTAATATTGAGGCCCGCAACCATGAGTGAGACAACGCCATGAGCCTGTACGTCTGCAACGCAACGCCGCGCCCGCACCACCTGAACTACCGCATTCCTGGCGACGAGCGCGTCTACGAACGCATCATTTCGCCGGGAACGCAGTACAAGGTTCCTCACGAGGAACCTCAGCAGGAGTCCGCGATCATCAAGCAGCTCGAGTCCTACGGGGCAGTCAAGCCCTCCAAGGTCAATGGCGACCGCCATTTCTCGGGCCTGATCTTCTCGGAGAAGGTCATCCCGCTGGACGCGATCCGCGCCGGCCTGTCGGAGATTGACTCCAACGCCATTGCGCGCGCCCTGGAGCATCGCACGGCGGCGGCCCTGGGCGGCGATGCTGTCGCCGCCAAAGAGGCGCAGGCAGCCGGCGCCACGGCCAGCAATTTCGAGGTCGCAGTGGTCGAGCAGCCGCGCCCTGGCGTCGATACGCAAGACCTTCAAAAGAGCACCATCCAGGTCAACCGCGAAGGCATGAAGCCGCGCAAGAACTCGCGCCGTAACTGAGTATGCCCGACCTCGCGCCCACCCTTTCCGGCTTCACGACCTTCTGCCAGAACGTCGCGGGGATCACCACGGACGCGATGCCGGCCGATGATCCCGGGTTTCAGGACGCACTGACGTATGCGCTGGCGTGGGTGCCGTGTGAAATGCAATGCATGAGCGGGCTGCTGTACACGGCCTGCGTCTATAACCTCGGCGTCTCGCTGTTGCTCAATTACCAGCCCGACCAGCCGGGGAGTTGCTTCTTTGGCGGCCTGCGCACCGCCTACAAGATCGGAAACTTCGTCCCGGGCGTAGTGTCGGCCACCTCCGATCAGGCGACTTCAACCACGCTCACCGTGGGCACGCAACTGGCGAATCTGAGCCTGTGGGATTTGCAGACGATGGCTGACCCGTTTGGCCGGCGCGCGATTGCCATCTTGGGTGAGTGCGGCCCCGGAGTGTATGGACTGTCATGACTGAGCTGGCCCTGGGTGTCATTGACGTACCGCACCTGGACGACAGGATCACCACTGGCGACCTCGCGGAGATTCTGGAGGCCAAGTATGACCTTTTCCGGGGCTTCTACGAGATTCACGCCGAAGAGATTTCGAACGTGCTCGCGGAAAGCCTGGAGGGTGCGCTTGAAGACCTGACGGGAGCCGGGCATGTGCCAGAAGACCCCTACTACGAAGGGTGCGAGCGCATCCGGGAAATGTTCCAGAAGTGGCTGGACACTGGCGAAGTGGAGAGTGCCGGGCTAATCGGCGTGCCCACCCAGGCCGCACTGAAGGGCATCAACCACCGCAAGAGCAAATTCCAGCGGGGCGCGCGCAGGCCGTCTTTCGAGGACACCATGATCCTACGTGACTCCCTATCGGCCTGGGTCGAGAAATGACCACGCTCCAACAAGGCGCAGCCATGGCGGGTGCCGGCAAGGGCGCCGTACTGCAAGCTGGCGTCGATCAGATTTCGGAGCAGCAGCAATTCACGTTCACGAAGTATTCTCGGCTGATCCTGCCTGCGGATGGCTATGTGTTCTGGGCGCCCACCGCGAGCCTGAACCCGAACGTGATCGATCCCTCGCTGACGTTCACCGCGCCCGGCAGCCTGCACCTGTCCCAGCGCACGGAGCAGAACCTCGACAGCACGGTATCGCGGCAGACGGTCATCTTCACGGCCGAGCAGCAGATTCTCGAATTCTCCGACATGGCGGACACCGAGTTGTTCTTCATGACGCTGCCAAATGGCTCGCTGGCCGCGTTCTCGTCGCAGAACATGAGGTACGACACATCCGACCTCTGGCACTACGCCGGGGTGGCTGTGCTGCCCTACGAGGCCAGCCAGATCGTCGCCACGCCGGCCGACGTTCTGACCAACGGCACCATCGTCTCAAACTCGCTGCCTATTTGGATGGCGATGAGCACGACAGCCCTGCCAATCTACCCGTCCGACCTGTCCCCAATGAATCTCATTCCGCCCTACATCACGGCGGATATTCAGGGCACGCAGGCACTGACGATGGCCCCGCTGGTGGATTCTCTGTCCGGCCAGGCGCAGCTTTGCAAAGAAACCGTGGTCTTCACCCTGTGGGGCTGCCGAAACAATGACGCGCTCGATTTTCAGTCGGCCATCCTGGCGAACTCGATGCCGGACGATGCGCCCTATGGGACGATGACGCCGCTCGTGCCGGTTGACTTGAAAAAGCCCCAGCCTGAATTCGCGATCATCGCGCAGCAGAAATCCATGACCGTGGACGTGAACTATCTCCAATCCCGCACGCGAGATATTGCCCGCCAATTGATCCTGGAAGCGTTCATCACAGTTTCCGAAGGCTAGTCGAATTGCTGCGAAAGCGCACTCCGCCTAGAATGCCACAACACCCCGAAGTACGACTTCAGAAGGATAGACCATGCCCCAAGGCCCGATTCCCGTAACCGTCGCAACCATTCCGAACGGCGCCGGCTTTTCGCAGGCCCCGCTGCAAATGGACAAGACCGGTAACCTGCTGACGGGCGCCGGCTCTACCAGCGTCCTCAACAAGACCGCAGGCGCCAGCATCATCAAGGCGACGGCCGGTCGAATTTCGAAGGTCATCGTCAACACGGCGGCATCCACGATTGGCAGCGTCAGCGACTGCGCCACGACTGGCGCGGTAGCCGCCTCGAATCTGGTGTTCGCCATCCCTGAGACCGTGGGCATCTACCCGGTGGACTTCCCTTGCGCGACGGGCATCGTCCTGACGGTCGGCACGGGCGGCGTGGTTTCTGTCAGCTACGACTAAGCGAGGGGCCTAGCCCATGTCGAATAACATCGTTGACTGCACGGTCTACCAGCAGGTTGCGCCCGCGCCGAACCTCCTGCAGCAGACTGGCGCATTCGTCTCCCAGGGCGGCACCACGCTGACGGCGGGCACGTATTCGCTGCTCACGCAGTTATCCGACCTGACTTCGCTCCTGAAGACGCCGCTGACGATCACGTCCATCGTGTGGGCCTCGAACGTCGTCACGGTGACCACGGCGGCGGCGCACACGATCCCGGCCGGCGATACCGTGCTGGGCACGATTTCCGGTGCCACGCCCACGGGCTACGATGGCACGTTTGCGTGCACCTACGTCAGCACGACCAGCTTTACCTACCCGCTGACCACGAACCCGGGCACCGAAACCGTCGCCGGCTTCTTCACGCTCAACGCCGTCAACGAACTTGCCTCGATGGGCAACACGTTTTTCGGCCAGGGCGCGATTCAGGCGGTCTACGTCTACGAGCTTGGCACCGGCACGGCAGCCCAGGGCGTCACTGCGCTGAGCGCCTACCTGGCAAGCCCGTCGCTGCGGTTCTACCGCTACCTGTGGCCGATGGAGTGGGACACCGAACCCACCGCCCCCACGCTCGCCAAACAGTACGAAAGCACCACGAGCAGGGTCTATTTCCACCAGCAGACCACGCCGGCCACGTACACCAACTGGACGTCGGTTCCGATCAAGTCCATGTACCTGACGCTGGAGAGCCCGAGCGCACCCAGCGCCGAGTTCAGCGGCGCGGCCGACTTCTACGTCCAACTGGCAACCTCGCCGGGCTCGACCTCGCTGGTTGCCCCGCTGTCCTTCCGCTTTGTGTCGGGCGTCACGCCGTACAGCACGCTCACCGGCCCGCAGATCACCACGTTCACGGCCGCCGGCCTGAACTGGATCGGCACGGGCGCGGAGGGCGGGATCAGCAATACGCTCATCATCAACGGGCAGATGGGCGACCTGAACCCGTGGAATTACTGGTACGGCGTGGATTGGACGCAAATCCAATGCGACCTGAACCTGTCGAACTACATCATCAACGGTTCGAACAACCCGACGAACCCCGTCTATTTTGACCAGCCCGGCATCAATGGCGGCCAAAAGAAGCTCCAGCAGACGGTGAACAATGGTGTGAGTTTCGGGATGATCAATGCGGGCGCGACGGTGACTGCCGTGCCGTTCTCGACCTACGTCGCGCAAAACCCCGGGGACTACGCAATCGGTCGATATGCCGGCTACGCCGTGACCATCGTCCCGAAGCGCGGCTTCAAGAAGATCGTCTTCACCATCGTGGCCTCGAACCTGCCCACGGCATAAGGAATCAGCATGGTTGCACCTGTCGCCCAAGGCGTCGTAAACCGGCTCCGCTGTTCCGTAGTCTTCGCGGACTTCCCGGAGTTGACGGTCACGAGCCCCTACATGACAAAGGAGGCGGTAACGCTTTCGTTCCAGGGGGCCATGAGCCAGCTTCTGCCGACGATGACGGGCGGCGTGGGCAGCCCGGAACCCTACGTCATGGCCGAAATCACGATGCACCTCGTGCGCTCGCAGAACCTCGCCGATGCCTACAAGCAGCAAATCGAGACGGACTGCACCATGGGATCGATCAACGTCATCCCGGATTCGGCCGCGCTGGACAACTGGCAGTTGGAAAGCGCGATCATCACGGGAATGGACGCGCTGACGTTCGACGGCAATACCCCGAGTTTCGTGGTCAAGATGCAGGCGATTTACTACATCAACCAGTCCCTGTGGGATAGCGCCTAACCCGCGCTGATCGCCCTACAATGACGCCACCGCGCCCCGGTGGCGTTTCTCTTTTTGAGGCCGCATGGAAATCACCCGTGACCTGAAACTGGTCTTCCCCGTGGATACTGCCAAGCACGGGCGAGCGCACGTCTACAGCCTGCCCCTGGCGCGCGTCATTTTCGAGCAATTCTGCCTGGAGTTGGGCGAGACATACTCCAAGGTCTTCGGCGGATATGATCCGCGCCACGTCGCCATGACGGCCCCGCAACTGGCCTATCCGGTGCTCAAGCAGACCGCGATCAAGCTGGGCACATGGGATGGCGCGGCGGGCGTGCAAAGCGGCCTCATCAACGAGATTTCCAGGCTGACGCAGGTTGCCTACGCGGGCGAGAACGGATGGGAGAAAATCCCGCTGGAACTCGCCCTGAAGCGCGAGATTCTGGACGAAGACAGTCACGCCGAGGTCATTTCGTCGCTTTGTTTTTTCTTTCTAGCCTGTCGCGTTGGGCCGAAGACTCTGATGGAGCATTCCCTTCTGGCGGCGGGCTCCCCGAGGGGCTGGCAGGCTACATCCTTGGACTTTTCGGAGTACCTCAGTTCTTTGCCGACCTCGACGCCGGAAAAACCTACGACGAAGAAACGCTCATCGGTCATCTCCTGACGAACCTGCAAACCGTGTGGTTCAAGGAACTCATGAGTATTGATGCGCCGTCGCAGTTTTCCGATGCTCAGGAGTTTCGACAGCGGCACATTCTCAAGGCGCTTTCCCGCAAGGGCATGTAAGGCGACAATACCGCGATGGCCCAGCGCAAGATTATCGAAATCGATGTTCAGGACGGCAGCTTCAAAAAGTTTGCCGCCGCGTTTGCTGCGTTTGGAGCCGCCGTCAAGGATGCGATTTCGGACGTAGGCGACCTGGACAAGGCGCAGGCGAAGGCCGCCAAGACTGGCGCGAAGCAAGCCGCTGCCGAAACCAAGGCTGTGGATGGCAAGCGCGCCAAGCGCAAGCAGGCTGCCAAGGAATCCGAAGATCAGGCGAAGAAAGACTCCGAGGCCGAAAAGAAGCGTGTCGCGGAGGAAAACCGTGTCGAACTCAAGCGCAAGAAAGATCGCGCCGATGCGGTCAAGGCGAACAAGGAAATCGCCAAGTGGACGGCCGACGTTGCCCTGAGCACCGGCCGGGCGGCGCTGAACTTCGCCAAGTGGATGACCATCGGCGGCCTGGCGGGCGGTTTCGGGCTGGGGGCGCTGGCATCCTCTGCGTCCAACGCGCGCCGGCAGTCGCAGGGCCTTGGGATCGACTCGGGAGAGCTTCGCGCCGCACAGGTCAACTTCGGGAAGTACATCGACCCGGAATCAATGCTGGGCGGCATCGCCGAGGCTCAGTCGAGCTACGGCCAGCAATACCGCTTCGGTCAACTAGGCGTGAATGCGGCTGGCAAAGACCCGGCCGCGCTGCTGGCTGAAATCCTACCGAAGCTGGTTGACAAGTTCAACGCCGTTGGCGGCAAGAAAGAGGCGGCTGACGCGATGGGCCTGACCGCCTTCGCGAGCATGGACGACCTGCGCCGGCTGTCAAAGTTGAGCCGCGAGGAGCTTTCCAAGACCATCGCGCAATACCAGAAGGATCGCGAATCCCTGAAGGTTGACGATTCCGTCAATCAGGACTGGCAATCGTTCCTGGTGGCGATCCACCGCGCCGGGCAGGTCATTGAGACTTCGCTCATCAAGCACCTTGCCGTGCTCGCGCCGAAGCTGGAAGACTTCGCCACGGCTGTCGCCAAGAGCATCGATACTTTCCTGGCGAACCATGATCTGGCGAAATGGCTGGATGCCTTCTCGCGCGGGATCGCGAAGGCGGCAGACTACCTGGTAAGCGACGAGTTTCAATCTGACATCGGAAGATTCATGCGCGGCCTCAAGGGGGCGGCAGCGGCAATGGAAACAATTTTCCTGCCGTTCATCGACAATTCGCATAACGACAAGGTGAATTTCGCGCCAGCCGAGACGCCTTCTGGGTCATGGTGGCAGAACGTTCTAGGCATCAATTCCGGCCCGACCGATGATGCCAACAAGGCCGCCGCCGTGAAGGCATTCGAGGGCAAGTACGCGCTACCTGCTGGTCTGCTGGACAATGTTTGGTCAATGGAGAGTGGCCGGGGCGCGAACAATGGCCTATCCAAGTCGGGGGCGGGCGGTGATTTCCAATTCATGCCCGGCACGGCTGCGGAGTACGGGATCAAAGACCGCTGGGACTTTGCGCAATCTGCCGATGCGGCTGCGCGCTACCTGAAGAAACTTCTCGACAAGTACAACGGAGACCAGCAAAAGGCACTCGCGGCATACAACTGGGGGCCGGGAAATCTGGACTTTGATATCAATGGCGACGCGAAACACAAGGGCCATGGTGCCGACTGGCTGAAATACGCGCCCAAAGAGACGCAAAATTATGTCAGTGGCGTCAAGATCGTGATCCAGAACAACACGGGCGGCAACGCGCAGCAGACCGTTGCGGCGCTGGGCGGGGGCTGATCCATGTCGATCCAGGACTTTCGTCGCTCGTATCAACTGGCCCCTATCGTGCTGGTGGGTGGCATCGCAAACAACAACGTCAACAACGGGCAGATGACGATTCTCGCGCTCACTGAGGGCATCGAGACTGTCAACTATCCGAACCTGGGCGACTACTTCGCGCACTTCGAGCCGCTTCCGGGTGGCACGCTGGTGGATTTCTCGCCGGCCGAATACCCGTTCGCGTCCATGAACATGGCTGCAAACGCCATGCTCCAGCAGGCTTTGAAGATCAGCCTCAAGATGATTTGCCCGGCGCGCACGGACTCGAACAACTACGAGTCGATCCAATCCACGATCACTCGGATTCAGCAACAACTGACGGCGCACATTCTCGCTGGCGGGACGTTCACGGTTGCCACGCCGGCCACGATCTACAGCGATTGCCTGTTCACCACGCTCCGCGACATCAGCAACGCGGGGGACAAGAAGGTGCAGGGCGTGTTTCAACTCGACTTCGTGAAGCCGCTCATCACGCAACAGGCGGCAGACACGGCATTCGCGAATCTATACGCCAAGCTGGACGGCGGGCTGCCTGTGCCAAATCCGCCGACCAACAGCGGGCCGAGCGCGGCCATCGGCAACGCCACCACAAACCAGCCTGCGCCGGCGCAGGGCAGCGGAACAGGGCCTGATTGATGGCTGCCACCCTAGTTGCATTCGCGCCGTCTCCAAGCGCCAATTTCCAGTTTCAATTGACCCTGGACGGGCAGCAGTACGTCGCCATTTGTCGATTCAACACGTACCGGCAGGACTACTACGTGTGGATCTATGACACCTCGCAGACGCTGGCGCTGATTCGTCCCGTCGTCGGCTCGCCTGACAATTACGGCATTTCGATAACCTTGGGGTATTTCACTACAAAGTTGGTCTACCGCGTGTCCACGGGCAACTTCGAAGTGGGCGGCTGATATGCGATCGTACTGGCTTCGCATGACGAAGGACGACGGCACCGTATTGAAGCAGTACGTGAGCCAGAACCCTGACGGCTCGAACAATGGCGCGGCCCTGAAAGTCGAGTTCGACATTCCCGCCTATGCCTACGGAAGCCCTGCGGCCAATGCGCACATCAAGGTGTCAGGCGTGAACTACGCCGACATCCAGCAGTCCTCGAACCTTGCGACCGCGAACACCGATGCGAGTGGCCCGCGAGGCGCCAACGTCGAGTTTTGGGGCGGCATGGCGAAGGGGCTTCCGCTGGCGAATCCCGCTCAATACGGGCTGCTGCTCAAGGGCCAAGTTGTCCAGTGCTGGGGTAACTGGCAGGGCCGGGAAACATCGCTCGAAATCATCGTAGCGTACAAGCCGGGCACGCAGGCGCAGCCGGTCAATCTCGCATGGAACTGGCTTCAGGGAACGACGCTGCAAACAGCGATCACCCAGACCCTACAAACCGCGTACCCTGGCGCAGTCATCACCGGGACTCTGAGTGATTCCCTTGTCTACACGGAGACGCAGCCCGGAAACTATCAGACGCTCGATCAGTTTGCCCGGTACGTCATCGACACCAGCCACGCCATCATCCCCAGCACCACCTACGTGGGCGCCCAGATCACTCAGACGCCGGCCGGGTTCTACCTGTACGACGGCACGAAAGACCCTGCCGCAAAGGCGATTAGCTACTACGACCTGATCGGCGCGCCGACGTGGCTGGACGTGCTCAACATCCAATTCAAGTGCGTCCTGCGGGCCGACCTGAAGGTGGGCGACATCGTGACCATGCCGGCCGGCACGAACGCGGTGAACGCGGAGAACAACTTCTCGCAGTACCGTAACAAGAACCCATTCCAGGGTACGTTCAGGGTGAACAACATCCGGCACCTCGGAGACAGCCGCCAGGCTACGGCGGACGCCTGGGTGACCGTGATTGATGCCTCCTCGAATGTCGGGACGACCTCATGAGCGCGGCCATCAAGAAACAGCTTGCGCTGACGCTGACGCGTATGGTGGATGGGCGCGCAGCCGATAGCCAGCAGATCGAAGGCCAAGCGCTCCCGTGCTCTGTCGTCGCGGTCAATGGCGCCGTGGTGACGATTGCGTTCGAGGTGTCGACCAATGGTCAGACGCTGCCGCAGGTGACATGCCCCATTGCGGAGAGCTTCTACGTTCGCCTGCCGATCCAGGTGGGCGACAAGGGCTATGCGCTGCCTGCGCGCGCGCGCATGGGTGGCATCTCCGGCCTGGGCACCGGGCTGGCGCCGCTGGTTGTCCCGTCAAACCTGGGCGCCCTGGTCTTTCACCCTGTGGGCAACGCCTCGTGGGCAACCATCGATCCGAACGCGGTCGTCATCAATGCCCCGAATGGTGCCGTCCTGCGCGACTTCGGCGGGAATTCTATCGTCACCATCGACAGCGGAAAGGTGAAGGTTCAGCAGGGATCGACGACGATTGTCATCAGCGGCGGCGATATCACTATCAATGCCCCGAATGCGCTATCGATCACCTGTCCGTCGAATACCATCAACGGGCCTTTGACGGTCAACGGAAATACCTCGATCACGGGAAACCTGAGCCTGACGGGTAATTTCTCTGCCAGCGGCACGACATTCAGCATCTCCGCGCCGACAATGACGATTTCCTCGGCGGTCGCGATCACGGGCTCCCTGTCGATCAACGGCAAGGACTTCACGAGCCATGAGCACTTGCCCGGCACCTACAAGGCCGGCACCACGTCGATTACCGGCGATTCGGGG